TTCTGGGGAGAATCTGAATCTAATTGAAGCTGGATTGTCTTTATCAAATCCTTCTTGTCTTTCAATATGGTAAGCTGTATATGGTATAACATTATATACTCCAAATTTTTCAGCTATTTCTAATTTTAAAAAGAAGTCACCATACTTACACATATTTCTAACCCAGGGCCATAAATTAAATTCTATGTTTAAAACATCATAGAATAAATTATAAAGTATTTTTTGAATATCTTCATCACTACTTCTAATCTGCAGCACCTCACCCATATCATTTTTTAGAGTAGATTCATCAGCTATAATATCTAAGGCTGAAGCTATAATAGCATCTGTGTCCATAGAATCATACTCAGAGTAAAGTTGAGGTCTTAGTGTTTGATAGTTAATTGAATTCTGCTGACCATACATTGATGTGGCAGAGTTAGTGTAAATTCTATTAAATCTATCTACTAATGAGTTAGTTTGTATATCTCCAGATTGTTGGATTTTGTTAATATCCATTACTCGTAGTTGGTTTCCACCTGCATTACGAATAACTACATCTGTTGAGAATAATCTTTTTAATCTTGGAAATAATCCTTTGTCTGCCATTTTTTAATTTTTAATTAGAGAAGCCATGTTATGTCTTCTTCTCCATTTGAGTATGGGTTATCCATTTTCCAGGGATTATCTACAGAATTAGCAGAATAACCACCTAGGTATTTTAGTTGTGATGTTGAGGTATTATTTAACATACTTTTAGTTAAATCTATACCATTTTTATTATATTTAAAAGCTGTATCTCTAATATATTGACCAATACTAAAGGGCATTACTAAATCATCATTATATCCACTTTGCGCTTCTGCTCTACCATTTTTCCAAATAAAAGTTTTCATTTCAGAAATTAATCTACTTGAGCGAATAGTAACACCTTTGTCAGCTATTGCCTCTTGAAATTTATTTATACAAATAGGTCTGGTTCTTGAAGACATTGTAAAACCAGGTGTCATTTTTGATGTATCTATATATTCATTAAAGTAAGAATCTGATGTAATATTTCCACCTTTAGGAGAATAATACATATTTTGATATCCCCTATCTATAACAGTTTGAATTGTGTTCCATCCTATGCTAGCATTTTCAATAACTAATAAGGCATTATTATATTCTGTAGCAATACCCACTAATAAATGACCAAATTCTTTAGTATCTATCTTACCTTTATATTCTCCAACCTGAGTGTTATTTTCAATATCTAATATATGAAAGGCAGAAAAATCTTTTCCATCTCCTCTAGCTACATCAGCTATTATAGCATATCCTCTAGAATAATCAGCAGATTCCCATATCCATAAATTTTTATCAGCGCCTCTTTTTTCTAAGGGTTCAGAAATGTATGTTTGTTTGTAAAATTCTACAAATTCATTATAAAATACAACATCACCTGATGTGCTAAAATTACAATCACACTCTTGAGCTGCTAATCTAGGATCACCTAATAAAACATCTTGCCTATCTCTCCATTCTTGATCTCTTTCTGGGTGGACATACCATGGAAGTTTTATAGGAAGAAAATCATTACCATCATCTAACCCATCTTCAGCAGATTCCCACATTTGATGAAACCAATTTCCAGTACCATAAGGTGTAGATAAAATAATAGCCCCACCACCAGTAGCTAAGGTTTGTTGTGCAGAACCCCATGTTTCCTTAATATTATCTATAAAGGCTGCTTCATCAATGATTAGTAATGAAACTGCTTCTGAACGTGCTGCATCACTATTAGAAGATTTGGCTTGTATTTTTGACCCATTTTTAAGTCTTAAGGATAATTTATTATTTTCTACAGAATCTACTTTTAGCCATGAAGGTAAATTTTCAAACATAAATTGAACTTTAGCTACTAAATTACGAGCGGTTGCTTGAGTAGTTGCTAAAGCCAATACATTTTTATTTTCTTGAAATATCATTAACCATAAGGCATAACCTGCACTTAGTGTTGATAAGCCTAATTGTCTTGATTTAAGGACTATACTGTATGGATTTTCTTCAAATAAAGTTAATACTTTTTCTTGAAATTTATATAAGCTAAATTGGATTTTACCTCTTTGTGGGTGTTGGATATAACAATACTTTTTCATAAAATACACAGGATCTTGAGCGCATTTTACAAATTCCTCTCGGATAATATGTTTTATATCTTTTTCCATTTATTTTCCTAACTTCCAATACATTTTTCCTGAGAGTATTACGTTAAAGTCTTGATTTAATCCTAAACCTACTCCAATACCTATCTTTTTTCTACCTGTATATAAAATTTCTCCACTAACATTAGTTAATTGAGAAGTAGTTCCACTAGCTCCAATTCCTAAATAAAATTTTCTTTTTCTTACAATTGAATCTCTAGTTATAATTGTTGTTGGTATTAAAAGATCATATTCTATACTTCTACTTTTTATTTTATTTTGTGTTATTGTATCTTTAATTCTAATAGTAATACTATCATTATATAATGTATCAAAATAACTGTAAGAAGCAAAGTAGTCCTTTAAAATCTCTAAGGTATCTATATTTTTATAAATAAAAGTATCTTTATACTCTGTTCTTACTTTCCATTCAGGAATATAAACAGGTATTTCTTTAGTAACAGTATCCCATTTAGTTTCTACTCTTACAACTACAGGGGTATCAATAGGAGATGGTGTTTTCCATCTTTTCCATGGTAGTTGAATTGAGCTTGAAGAACAGTAACTAAGGAGTAATATTACTAGTATTAATAGAATAATTAATACGGTTTTTATATTTCCAAAAAAATTTTTCAAATTATTTTATTTTTTTAATTTTATCAGCTATGTCAACTTTAATCTTAGCAAATTCAGTTTTATAAGCTTCTTTATCTAAAACTTTATTAGATTTATCTAATATTCCTTTCTTTTGAAGATCTTTTAAGGCTGCTTTAAGCATTTTCTTTCTTTCTTGATCTTGAAGTTTTGTTAAACCTTCATCTCCAAGTCCTGAGGCTGCTAAATCTCTTAATTCTTTATTTGATGGACCACCATCTTCAGGATCAACATAATATTTTTTCTCTAATTTAGATACTGTTGATCTTTTCTTACTTTTAGGAGTGGTAATTTTTCCACTTTTATCTTTCTTTTCTTTTTTAGGCTTGTTAGGATCAGCTTTTGGACCTCTTTTAACTTTTTCAGCTTCAATAAAATCAGTTAAGTCTTTTTCAAGTACTCCTCTAGATTTAGGATTGTTATAAGAAGCAACATCCTTACCTGTTTCCTTAGAAAGTTCTTTATAATCAATTTCTCCTTTCTTTTCTAAAGTATCTAAAGTATTGTATAGAGCTGTTCCTTCTTTATATTTTTCTTTTTCTTTTTTAAGAGCGGCTTTAGCCTCAGCTTTATCACCTTTAACTTTATAGAAAGTAGCCATTTCATTTACAGCCATTTCATTTAATGCTACACCACCTGGACCATATTTGTCAGGATAATTTTTATGTAACATATCACCATAAGTCATTTCACCTGAACCTCCTCTTTTTATTTGCATAGCATCTTCTATGTCTTGCATTTGATCTGCATATTGATCTGCTATAGGACCACCTTCTGGTTCAGCTTCTTGCTCTATGTCTATCATAAGCTGGTCATACATGGCTTGTAATTGCGGTAATGAATTTCTGCCTGCTAACTCTCTAGCTTGCATTGATCCTTCTTTTATTACTTTTTCAATCTCTTCACGGATGATTTGAACTATACGAGTTTTCTTCATGATTATTTTTAGTTATAAATATTACAGACTAAGCGTCTGTTTTACTTTATTAACACGTTCCTCAACAGAACCATTTAATTCTATTAAGTTTTTAATATAACCTTTTTTTTCTTTAATAATTTTTTTTATTTCTTTATTTACAGATTTTCTATATTCAGGATCAGTAGTTCTAACACCATTATCCTCAATATCTATCCCATCTGGAGATATGTAAAATATATAGTCATATTCTTGTAGTAAGTCATGACATAGATCATTAAATTTTAAACTAAATGTAAAAGGTATTGTTTTAGCTAAAGCTGTAAAGGCCATTACATCAATAACAGTACGATCTGTAATTATATTTTTATCATATAATTCAGAACATCTTTCTGCTAAGAATATAATTTGTCCTTTAGTAGTGCTATCAGTGTTAAGTGGGATACCTAGATCTCTAAGATATTTAGAACGTTCTGTTTTAAAATTATAATTTTTAAATTCAGGAAGTTCTTTTAACGCATTAACTAGTGTAGTCTTTCCTACACTCATTGTTCCAGTGAAACCTATTCTCATACTATAAATATAACTATTATTTTTGGCTAATCCAAACTTTTATACATTCTCTACATAAAGCATAAAATCTTCTATAATTTCTTTTTCATATGTTGAAGATTCATTTAGTTGAGTTTCAAGTATAAGATTACCATCACCCTTTGCCTCAACCAATAATCCTTTAATTGGAGATAAAACTGATTCTGCTAATAGAAATTCTGTTTCCTCTCCATAATCATCTACATCATTTAGATATAGATTAATGTATTTATTTAAATTTTCGTTGGTAAGTTTCATATATCATGTTTTTAATTTTCTTAATAACTTCTCCAATTTTTTCAATTTGACCATTTAACCATTTTAGTCTTTCTCCAAATCTTCTTCCTTTCATAGGTTCTTCTATGTTTTCTTCAGGAATGTATTTAGCTAATGGTTTTATATATTCGGTTCCTGCTAAAAATATAAAAGTATCTCTTTCAGGATTTATTCCCTCTGATTTAATTTGTCCAAGTGTTTTTTCTCCCCATTCTTCTTTTTCACTCTTACTCATTTCCTTAAGAGTTAAGTCATATGGTTCTAACATTTTTGTTAATGGTGTTAGATTGTGTTTAGCAGATAGAATATACATTTTATCTGGTCTAAGTGACTTTCCATACTCTAAAGTTTTTCTAAACATAGGTGAGGCTGAGTATAAGTCTTGTGCTTGAGAGGGTTTATCAAGTTTAGATTTAGTACAACTAAGAAATACTATTCGGGCCATTTTCTAATTTTATTATAAATATTAAGCTTCTATAGTGTTCATCCATTCATGTGAATTTACCATATCATTTAAAATGCTTTCAACGGTATAAATCGCTTGTGCTCCGCTTACTGTAATACCTCGAGCAGATAAAGCATCCCCAACAAAATGCACATTAGGATATTTAGTTAAAGATAAGTCTTTATGATCCACTAAAGGTTCAGGTGATAAATATTTTACTTCTGGCATGTAGATACCCCAATCATTTCCTAATGTTGGAAATACTTTTTTCATATCCTCAATAAAATCTTCAATGTATAAAGCATGGTCACCTATTGCTTCATATAATACATCTATACTATTTACTACTTTACATCCTACATAATCACCTTCTGATGTTTTGGAAGGTACTCTTTGTGAAGGTGAAAAATATGTTCCTACCCCATCAACTTGTAGTTTTTTAACAGCCTCTCTTGACCAATCAAATGGTTTATCTATACCTTTAATTTCCATTAAGATACCAAAATTAGTCATGTTATTTCTAAATGCTTCATCTTTTTTAGCATGACCATTGTAACTTACATCGCCATAAGTGTGTTCCGCAGCAACATAAGCGGCGTTATTGTTTGTACAAAATGAGCGAAGTGATACGCCTTTATCATCAAATTTTCTGTATAATTTAAAATCATAACTTATGTCTATTAGTTTTTGGAAATGTTCTTGTGGTGCTTCAAATCTAACTCCAATTTGAACTGCTTTTGGTTCTGTAGGTAATTCATATTGTTCAGCTAATTTTTTACCAAAGTCAATACCTGATTTACCTACACCAAATATAAGTTTATCATATTTTTGAGTCCAATCACCATTACCATTTATCTCTGTATATGAAATAAAATTTTCTTTAAAATCAATGTTAGTGACTTTATTTTCCCAAATAAATTTTACACCTTTTGATTCTAAAAAATCATACCAATTTTTACCTATTTCATGTAAATAATCAGTTCCAACATGCCATACAGGAAATAGTCTTAATCCAAAATAGGGTTTAATAAAATCAGGTTCAGATTGAGGATCAGAACATTGTACTTCTTCTGGTTTAGGATGGAATCTTTTAAAATTATCAATTACTTGATCAAATAACTCCATGGCTTTTTCTTCACCACAGTATTTACTTAATTGTCCACCTATTGCTGTGTGGTAAGTTAATTTACCATCTGACCAACCTCCAGCTCCTAAAAAACCTTCCATTACTTCAGAGTATTCTCTCCTATATGGATCTTTACCCATATCAATAATAGTTATTAATTCTCCAGGATAACCATTGTCTACTAACTTAGTTGCAGCATTCACACCTGCTACACCTGCTCCTACAATTACTATTTTATTACTTACCATAAAATCTATTTAATGTGTTATGCATTCCTGCTACTCCCCAATCTCCACCATGTTTTTTATTTTGTTCTAAAAAAAACATCATTAATCTTTGAAATGAATTACCTTCATTTTTTTTTACTAAGTAAAATTCTTTATCTCTATTCATATGTTGAAATTTATGTATATAATATAACAAAAAAAGATCTGTAGGCCAAACAAATGGGCTACAGATCCTTATAAAGTTTATGTTAATCGACTAGGCTATAAATCTAGTCTAAATGTATTTTTAATTGTAATTTTCCTTTTCCTTTTATTACTCTATGCCATTTATGTCTAGGTATAAATATACATTCTTTTATTGAGGTAGGCAAGCAATCATCTAATTGTATTTTCCAGTCTGTGTCTTTAGTTATTTCAATAGTTCTATCTTCATCATCACGATGCCACATTAACTCTATTGGATCTATATTTTCATCAAATTCACGAATAATATAGGAGTCTGTAACTTCTATGTCTGTGTAAGGTTTCAAATTATTTTACTTTTACAAACTGTTTACCTTTTTTACCTCCTCTAATTTTTTTAGCTACAGTAGCTTTTCTTTCAGCTTTAGTCATTGATTGAGCTTTTTTCTTAGGTAGACATCTTGTAGTTGCCTTACCTTTTTTCATAGTACCACAATCACCAGATATATTACCTGATGTATTGATTCTAACCCAATTTTCTTTTTTGAACCAATTACGTAAAGATTCAGCTACAGCATCACGTACTTGTTCTTCTTTTAGACCTTTCCAAATTTGACCTTTTCTACATCTAACTGCAGCCCCTGATTTATAGGCTGAGGGTTTGTCAAATTTACGATCAGCAATGCGTAAACATCTGTCTCGTTTTTTCTTCTTTTCAGAAAGAATTTCTTTAATTATTTTTTCTAATCTATCCATTTTACCAAAATCCACTAAAGGATGATTTTAAACCTAACAATTTAGCATATCTAGGTAGTCTACAAGACCAATACCCGGCTTTTGTTTTATCGTTTTTAGTTGAACATTTATGTCTAGCAGCAAAGGCATCTCTAGCTTTTTTATTATTAATTTTTGCTTTTAATCCACCTGAACCAAATCTAATAGTTTTGATATTTCCTGTTTTAGGATCTTTAACATAAACTTTATATGCTTTACCTCCTGATGAGTCACGCATAGGTTTGTTTAATTTTTTAGTATTTTTCTTTTTCTTTTTCTTTTTAGCTTCATTAAGTGCTTCTTCTAGTTCAATAGGAAAATCTAATGGTACTTTTTTACTCTCAGCTAATTCAAATTTATTAAACTTATTTAAATCATTTAAACTTTTTAACTCAACTCTTTTACCCTCACTATCTAACCCATAAACAGTAGCATCATATTTACCCATTCCATCTGAGCGTGTGCCTTTAAGTTTTTGTTTTAATTCTGCTCCAGCTCTACGCTTACTAACTGTAGAAGTTTGTTCAAATATACCAAAATGTCCTAAGTTAGTTTCAGTTAGTAGGGCTAAATCATCCGCGTTTGTAATGTCTAAAATACCTCTACTATATAAGGACCGGGCTTCAGCAAATAAGTTGAAGTAACCAGTTGAACCTGCTCTATATAAATGTTCAGTTAATGGTTTATTATTGTCCATGTGATGTTTTAATCCCTCAGATAGAATCTGTTTAGGAGCTAAACTTTCATTAATCATCATTAATGGTTGTTTAGTTTCACAAGTATTACATCCGCAGTCACACATATTTATATTTTTTTAAAATAATTGATCAAAATTTAAACCTAAAGAACTTTGTTTAGATTGGAAATTACTTAAAAAATCATCATTAGTTTTAAGTTTTTCTAAATCAATAGCAAAAAATCTAATATCTCCGCTTTCTTTTAAACTAGCTAAATACCCACCAGTTCCTGGTTTTCTTTCAAGTTTAGTAGTAACTAATTGGTGAGCCATATTAGCAGCTCCTTCTTCAGGGGTATTAAAATCACCTAAAGATCCAACTAAAGAATCTATATTATTTTTAATAGTAGCAAATAAGGGATATGATGAAGCTAAATCTCCTAAATCAATATTTTTTAATTTTATTACATTTTCCATGGCTGGAATTAGATCAATACCTTTAAAATTTGTAGGATTGATTGATTTTATTACTTCACCTTTACCTAAAACTTTAGTTAAATTATTAAGTCCAAAAATTAATCCTAATAAACGTAAATTTTCTTTATCAGCTCCAAATCTACCTAAACCTAAAAGTCCAGTATGTTTGTCATAGGCTTTAACTTCTACTCCTTTACCATTGAATCTTAAATCAGGATCATCACCTTCTCTTCCCATGGTAACATCTGTTCCACTATTAGAATATTGATATAACCAATATAATGATATTTCTCCATTTCCTACCCCTAGGGATCCGGCTGATCCTACTTCTTTTCCAGATTTTGGGGGTTTAATACTCCATAATTTTTTCCAAGTTTCTAAATCATCAGATTGAACTTGAATATCAAATGTAGAATTTCCTCCAAATTTATATTTATTTTTAGATATGGGGACTGACTTTCCTTCAAGATCTTTACCATATAAAGCATTTAGAATAACATCATCATATAATTTAGATCCTTCAGTTAATAAAGATTTTTCTTCAAGAAGTTCATTAATCATTTTAAATAACATATCTTTATCCTCCTCATTTTTCATGTCAGGATATCCTTTAGGGAATTTATATG